AAAGTATCTCATCGCATTACTGAACTCAATTGGGACGGAAATAATGTGATGGGTAAAGCGCTTATTCTCGATACTCCAAATGGTAAGATTGTAAAAGGTCTTCTAGATGGTGGTGTTCAACTAGGCGTTTCAACTCGTGGTATGGGAACTCTCGAACAACGTAACGGCGCTATGTACGTCAAAGACGACTTTATTCTTAACACAGTAGACATTGTGCAAGATCCATCTGCCCCTGAAGCATTTGTAAATGGGATTATGGAAGGTGTTGAATGGATTTGGAATAACGGTGTTATTGAAGCTCGAGAAATTGAAAAAATGGAGACTGAAATTAAAACGGCATCACGCGCTGATCTCTACGAGACACAGGTTCGTGAGTTTAAAAATTTCCTCTCGTTGATAAAGAAAAAAATGTAAGGAGTCAAGTATGACTGATCAAATCCAAGACCAGGATCTTGAGCTCGATATCGAAAACAACGAAGTTGAGATTGAAGAAGCTCAGGCTCACGATCCTAAAAACGCTGAATCACAATCAGTGGCGTCTGTCAAATCAGCTGAAGGTGCAGGTAAAACTGCAGCAAAGCGTAAAGGCGACAAAACTGGTGGCGACAAAATGCAAAAAGCATCCGCCGGTGATCCAGAAAAAGCATCCGCATCTATGAAAGATGCAGGTGCCCAGCCTAAAGAAGCATACGACTTCTCTGACGATTTGAATGCATTGGTTTCTGAAGAGGCAACTCTTTCAGAAGGTTTCAAAGATAAAGCAGCGCTTATCTTCGAAGCAGCAATCAATTCAAAAGTTGGTGAAGCAGTAGAGCGTCTTGAAGAGCAGTATGCTCAAGAGCTGGAAGAAGAGATCTCAAAAACAAAAGAAGATCTTGTAGAGAAAGTCGACAACTATTTAAACTACGTTGTTGAATCATGGATGGAAGAAAATAAACTTGCTATCCAATCTGGCCTACGTGCTGAGATTGCAGAGAACTTTATGGGCTCGTTGAAAGACTTGTTCGTAGAATCTTATATCGAAGTACCAGAGTCAAAAGTCGACCTAGTTGACGACCTAGCTGATGAAGTTAAAGAGCTAGAGGAACAGCTAAACTCACAAACTGAGAAGAACATCGAGATGAAAGAAGCGCTAGAAGAACTAGTGCGTAAAGACATCATTCGTGAAGCTTCAAAGGATTTGGCTGAAACTCAAGTTGCTAAGCTTGATCAATTGGCAGAAGGTGTTACATTTGAAGGACCTGAAGAGTTTGCAAATAAAATTGCAACTTTGAAAGAATCATACTTCAAATCAGAGACCGTTGAATCTGTTGTTGCAGAAGAAACTGAAGAAGAATCAGACGACAGCACAGTTGAAATCAACGAGTCAATGGCACAATACCTTTCAGCTATCCGCAAAACATCTAAGTAAGGAAGTCCTATAATGGAAAATATTAACGCACAATCTCTTATGGAGAAATGGGCACCAGTTCTGAACGAAGAGTCAGCTGGTGGCATCAAAGACGCACACCGTAAAGCGGTTACTGCGATTGTTCTAGAAAACCAAGAAAAAGCTCTTACAGAACAAGGCATGATCCAAGAAGCGGTTCCTGGAAACAGCACAGCTTCAGCAGCTAACTGGAATCCAATTCTGATTTCACTAGTTCGTCGTGCAATGCCAAACATGATGGCATATGACGTATGTGGTGTTCAGCCAATGTCAGGCCCAACAGGCTTGATCTTCGCAATGAAATCACGTTACAACGGTGGTTCAACTTCAAACACTGAAGCATTGTTCAACGAAGCAGACACAAAATTCTCTGGCGATTCAGCTACACCAGCAGGTTCACAGCCAGCAGACGGTTCTGGTATCGGTGCTGCAACAGACTCGGACTCATCTGCAGATGATGATCGTACAACAGCACTAAGCGGTGCAGGTATGGCAACAGCAAATGCTGAAGGTCTAGGTTCAACAGGTGCAGGTCCTGCTTCTAGCTTCAACGAAATGGGTTTCACCATTGAAAAAGCAACAGTCACAGCGAAAAGCCGTGCATTGAAAGCAGAGTACAGCCTAGAACTAGCACAAGACTTGAAAGCAATTCATGG